GCCGCTGGAGGGCCCCGGGCGACATTCCAGCACTCACAGCCCGCCTCCGGCCGAGAGGCACAGCAAGGCCAGGGCGAGAATGGTCAGGATAGCGTCGACCGTGTCGCGGCGACCACCGCGCGTCACAGCCCGCACCCCACCGACGCCAGGACCGCGAACGCCAACCCCAGGGCCAGGATGCCGAAGACCGCGGCGGCGGTACGGGCGGCCTCCGCTTGGCGGCGCGTCACGCCAGCACCAAGGCCGGAGAGCCGCCGGAGCGGCCGAGGCGCAGCCGCAGGATGTCCTCAAGCACCGCGCGGCCGTCAGGGCACAGCGCGGAGACACAGGGGACGCCCTCGTCGCAAAGGTCGAGGGCCGAGTCGCAGGCATGACACCCTGCGACGTGTTGCTCGAGCACGGCCTTTGCGGAATCTACGAGGGGCGACCGCGTTATCTCGGCGCGGCTGCCTACAGCACCCCTGTGGTCGGCGCCCTCACGACCACCCGGCACACCTCCCGACGACGGGGGGCAGGTGGATGAAAGCAAACAACGTGATTGATTACGTGGACGCATGGGACCTCCAGAAGCGCGTAAGTCGCCCCACAAGACTCAAGCCACTAAATCCGCCCGCTGCCACGCGCCGGTGATTGTTCAAGGCACGCGGTTGGCGCGGAACGGACGGATTTAGGGGCTCGAATTGCATGCCTTGAACAGGTCAACTAAAACCATACCGTTGCCTTGAGCGCAACACCTTTTCGTAACCAACGATCCATTTTCCTCCCACATGTCCGCAGAATCCGCGCACGTGCGCAAACGTCGGACTATGTGGGTTCGTCGTCAGTTGGATCGGACGCGCGCTGCGGCGGGAGCCGGGCAGCGGTCGCCAGTCGGCTGTGAGCTTCGCGCAGATCGTCGCGGGGGACGTCGACGTAGAGCATCGTCGTGGCGATGTTGGCGTGGCCGAGCAGCCCTTGAATCTTCGCCATAGAAACGTCGGCCGAGATTAATTTCGACGCGAAGGACCGTCTGCCATCGTGGGCATGGACGGTACCGTCGCCGTCTGCGGCCTCAAGTCCGGCAGCGTCGGCGGCGTCCCGGAATAGCCGCCACAGGTGCAGCTTGCTGTACGGCTTGCCTGGCTCCTTTGGCGAGCCGAACACGTAGACGTTGTCGGGCATCCGCGGGAGGGCCGCGTAGGCATCCAGGCAGCGTCTGGTGAGGTACGCCGGCCGTGACTTCTTCTTTCCCTTGGTGTCCTTTGCGGCCAGCGCGATCTCGTAGGTCTCGGTCTCGCCGTCCAGGTGGCGGATCGCATTGTCGACCTGGGTCCAGCGCAGCACGCGGGCCTCCCCGGGGCGCTGGCCAGAGTCGCAGATCGTCACCGCGTAGGCCCACACCAATGCGCTGGCGTGGGCCCGCAGGCGGTCCAGGTAGTCATCTGTCACCCTGGTTTGGCGTTTGGCCTTCCGCGGCTCGCGCTTCACGCCTGCGAGTTGGTGGCCGTCGATGAACTGGTCCGCGACGGCTTTGTTGAGCATGGCCATCGTCCGCCCGTGCATATGGTTCCGGCTCGTCACTCCCATTTCCGGAGCGACGCGCGCGATCCAGCTGCGGAACTCGGTCCAATGAAACACGCGCATCGCCCCCAGCGACATATCGGGGCCGGCCGTGGCGACCTTCGTCCGATCGTGTGGCGCCCGGATGACCACCGCCGGCGATACGTCTGGCTCAGCGATGAATCGACGTAGGCACACCGACGGCGCGAACCACGCCAGGACCCAGCGCATCGTCGACACGGCTTTGTTTTTCCAGTCGACGCCAGACAGCGACGACAGATACCACGTCCAGACCTCGCCGAAGGTCGGACCAGTCGACGCTGGCGATACAGCGACCACCGGCAACGGCAGTTGCACCGCCGGGGCGGCGCGCGCCTCCAGCAGCGCCTCCATCAACTTCGAGTTGATGTTGCTCTGCCGATCGAGCGCGTCCATCAGCCGATCGATCCGGGCATCCTTCTCGCGCATCGCCGCGACCAGCGCTTCGACGCTCGTGGCGGGATCTGATTTGGCCGTCACGTCTGGATGCTCGAGGTTTCGAAGCTGATGCACTGAGGGCGCGCCTCAGCAACAGCCGGGCCACGCTCGGGCTACTAAAAGGCCAGTTCCTATCGGGTTCCGGCTGGCGGAGTTGCTATGGCAACAGGGATGAAACTGACACCGCCCCCGCCCTCTCCTACTTTCGTGGTGGCCGCCGTGACCGTAGTCGCTTTTCACGGAAAGCAACGTGCCGGGCATTGATCCGCTTGAGTGCATCGGACGCCGCGGCGAGGTCGGAGATGTCCCGCTCGTGCATGTCCAGGCGCTCCTCGGCGACGTCGAGGCGCTCTTCGTGGTCCTCGAGCTTGTTTGTGTGGTCGTTGACCGTCGCGCTCAGCTCCTTGAAGTCGCTGAACAGGCCGCTGCCTTTTCCTGTTGCTGCCATGGTCAGACGGACGCCTCGACGACCTCGTGGATCTCCTCAATGCGAGCACTGTCGTACCGCCCTGACGCCTTGTGCAGGTAGAACGGCGCCGGCGCCTTGAAGCCGCACCACTCGGACGCATCCACGATCTCTGCGTCGCTGAACACCTTCCTCAGGAACCGGAACGCCGTGTCGCGCTCCCCGCCGGCCGTCTCGGTATATGCCTCGAACGTGCTCGCAACCTTGCGGTGCTTCTGGCCGAGCTCCTGGCATCGGGTCCAATCCTCGAACATCCCGGCCAGTGCTTCGCGCTGCTTGGTCAGCGCCTCGTCGTACTCCTTCTGGCGTCGCTCGTTGGCCAGGCGAATGGCCGATTGCTTTTCGAGGTCAGCTCGGACGGCGGCGACCGTATGCTCATGTGGCAGCATCTCGCCAACGATGTCTTCCTCGCGGAGGTCGGACGCAACGATCATCCGTTGCCCCCAATCATCGTTAAGTCTGACCTCAGTGGCGATGAGCGGGGCCAACCCAAGGAAGATCTTCACGTCGGCGGTGTCGCGGAACATGATGTCGATCGCCTGCATGCCGTACTCCGTCTTTCGACGGACGCGGAAGTACACCGCCTTCGGCAGTGCCGCTACTTCTGGCTCTGGCTCCAGAGTCGGCGGCGCGACGCTAAGCACGCCCTTCGTCATCAATTCGGCATCGCCGAACGCCTCGACGTCTTCACGGGACAGAACGGCGCGCTCTTTTTCGGATAGATCCCAGTACGTTTTCATGTGTCGGTTGTCCTTTCGCGGAACGCCGCTGGCTCGAACAGCGGAGGCACCGGGTCTGCCGTTCCTGGGTTGATGCTGGCCTAGGCAAACGGATCGTCGATAGGCGGGCCTGGGTCCTGATCCATCCCGTCCCACTGGGGCGGTCCATCACCACCACCGGCAGGCGCCGGCGTTGGTGCCTGGCGTTCAGCTTTCTTGCCCTGGACAACGGGCGCCTTCTTTAGCGCCCCCTTCAACTGCGCCGAGAACTTGCGTAAGTCTGTCTGCGCCAGTGGCGCTTCGAGGACAAACCCGCCACGATTCGGCGAGTCGATCCATTTCACCTTCGGCCGGCGCTTGCCTTCGTACTCTTCCATTTCAATGGTCAGTTCGACCTCTTGGTCAGGATGCTGCTCGCTGAACTTGTCCAGATCGTCGCCCGTGAACCCGCAGACGCGCAGCGCCTCCAGACTCCGATCCATGACCGACTTGCCGGATTTGCTGACCGTGCTGCCGAAGTAGAGCCACGCACTGATCCGCTGACCGGCGTACGGTCCGCGGACGATCTCGAATGACAAGATCGCTTGAAACGGGCTGTTCTGCGTCGGCGGCCCGAACTGGATTGCCAGTGGTCCAGATTCGGTTTCGACGTCGACAACGACTGCGGGATGCCTTCCTGAGATTTCCATTACTTTGCCTCTTTCGCGGTTGGGGTTGATGGCTATTGGGCCTGGGATTCGTCGTTCGGCTGGCGCGCTTTCGCGGCTGCCAGGTAGCGCTGGAGCGCAGCGGAGTCGTTCTTTTCAACGGCTGCTTTGGTTGCGGCGCCGACCTTGGTGGTTAGAGTGGCGTCGCCGATGCGTTCGAGCTCGGCAGAAATGGCTGCCTCGAGTTCCTGGATCGCCTGGTACCCGTCATCCACGGCCTTGGCCAGCGGCGCCCATGGATTCTCGGGCATCACCTCGATCTCGTCCGGCAGGTTCAGCCGCGTCTTGGCGTCGTAGGCGGCGTCGCGCTTCAGATGCAGAATTCGCCGGCCAGTGGACACGCCCTTACTCCGGTCGGACTCGGAGCCGGGAATCTTCCCGCCAATATCCTCGAACCGAAAGAACCCCGTCACCTCGGCCCATTCCTTCAGCAGGCCGGCGACTTTGTCATTCGCGCGCGGCTGGTAACGATCGAAGTCTTCTCCCGTCGGGTTCTTGAATGTCTTGATCTGGGCATGGCCAACCAGAATGATCTCCATCTGCTTGCGGTAGCGGAGCCGGTCCAGCTTCACGAGCAGTCCGCGCCACTCGTCCACGGCAACGTCAAAGCCCTTGCCGTAGCCGTAATCAGCGACGGAATGGAGCTTGTAGCCTTTGGGGTTTGACGCCGTGACCTTGCCGCTGTCACGCTCCATCATGTGCCGCCAGATCATTGACTCCAGACGGTCGATGCTGTCGAGAATGAAGGTTTTGAACGAGTGCTCGGACATCGTCAGATCTTCGAGGCAGGTTAGAAACTCCGTGTATGTCCGCGGCACGTGTCCGTCGGCGTCGTCCCGGAACGGGTAACGAGCAACGTTCACGCGGGCCGACCCGTCCTCGATGTCTGCCAAGATCGCGCCAGGCGCATCGGCGGCGAGGGTCGTCTTCCCCACTCCCTCGGGGCCGTAGATCACATAGCGCGTCGGGTGCCGAAGCACTCCCTTGGTGGCCTTCGCCAGGCGGCTGATTGCCTTGGGTGGCACGGGAGCCAATTTCGGGTTTGCGGGTTGGGGTGTCGCGATCGGTGCTGTCGCTGCGGTGGTCATGCTTCGCCTCTTTCGCGGTTGGTTGGTGCTCACGCGGTCAGCGTGAGTTCTTCGTGCGGGCTTTCGACCCGCCGAAATCTGGTCTCGTCGTCGATACTGGCGATTCCGCAGCAGACGTCGAACATCTCGCAGGTGCGACCGTACTGGTGATAGGCGCTTGGGTTACGCGGCGCATGTTCAGCCGTTGCGCTGTCGCGAATCTGAAGCGCCACGGCCTCGACGTCCTTGGCCGACTCCTCAAGTTCGGATTCAAGGCGGACCACTTCGGCCCGTGCAAAGTACGGATCGGGCTCTGCTGCTACCAGATCAGCAATGCGCGCCTGGAATTCCTCCAGCGATTCATCCGTCTCGCGCTGGTTCGCGTAGAGACGACTGACCGGATCCTTCTTTGTTGGCTTGGTGTACTTGCGCTTGTCCTCCGGGGTCGCCTTCAGCGGTTTCTCGTTGGGGCGATCGATGACGTCGTAGAGGCAGCCGGCCGGATCATGCCCGAGCGCTTTGCACCCGCCGAAGTAGATCGACACCTGGGGATCCATTCGGAGCCGCTGCCAGTAGGTCGACCCGGCAGTCAGGTCCGCCCCGGTGGTCTTGTGCTCCACGAACCACACCGATCCATGACTGCGTTTGCGGACCAGCGCATCTAGCTTTCCTGCCACGCGCAGCCGTCGGCGGCCTGGGATCATCGCGATGAACTCGACCTCGACACCCAGCACCTCCCATTCGTGCATCGTCGGCGCCCACCGTGCGTCATAGGCGGCCATCATGATTTGCGCCTTGGCCATCGCCGCGTCGTCGATGACCGGCGACTTCGCGTGATAGGCCAGCATCGCGAGCTGAGCATTGCCGATGGCCAAGCCAGGCAGCAGTGATTCCCCGTCCGCAAGCCCCTGGTAGGTGCGCCACCACGCTTCCAGGCCGGCATGCATGAGATTGCCCCATGCCTGGACATCTCCATCGACCACGGGACGGACGCCGAGGTTGTAACGAAGATGGTGAAGCCGCTGGCATGAGCCAAAGCAGGCCAAGCGACTCTTGGTTACGATCTGCAGGTCGCTCATCGCGACACCGCCATGGGCATCTCGGCAGTCATGTCTGACGCCCGTTCGCGGATGGCGCGACGACGGGCCGTGCCTCGATCGTTGTTGCATTTAATGCAGCCGCTGCATTGCCTCTTGCGGATGTCTTCGTCCGTCCTGGCATGACCCTTGGCGCAAACCCGGCGTCCATATCGATTCGGCTCGGTCAGCGTCTCCTCGATCGACGCGCCACGGTGCAGACGCATCATTAGCCGTAACGGTGGTACGCCAAGAATCTCGGCCCACTCCGACACGCAATGGCTCTCCCCGCGGAACTCAAGAATCCGATTGTGCCGACTGTTCCTGGACTGGATCAGCGGTGTGGCCCATCGGCAATTTCCAGGCTCATAGTCACCGTCGTTGTTGATCCGATCTAGGGAGGTCCCGGCGGGACGCGGCCCCATGTCAGCCAGAAAGACCGCAAAATCGTGCCAGCGAGCGCACACCTTAATTCCGCGCCCGCCGTAGTACCGGAACGATGGTGTTGTAGGCGTTTCGCAACGCCTGAGCATTAACTGCCACGTCCTGTGTTCACGTGTTCCATTTCCGCCGTGCTTGAAACAACGCGCCCGCGAGGTGTCCTCTTTGAGGCACCCGCAGGATCGCGTGTGGCCTGAGCGAAGTTTTCCTCTGTCTACATGGGTGATGCGTCCACAGTCGCAACGACATACAGCGCTGCGCGGCTTTCCCGGGACGCCGCGCGTTTGGATCACTACCAAGCGTCCGAAGCGCTGCCCATCGTTATCGATCGGAGCGTTGGATCTCATCTCGACACCGCCACATTGATTTCGTCAGTTCGATCTGACGCCTCTCGAAGTGGCACTGCCCCGCAGTTCCGGCAATCCCCGACGTAGTCGTTGATCAACAGTTGCGTGACGGCGGCAATGCGGGATGAGATCCAATCCGAATACGACTGGCCCTCCATCGCCGGAACGGCCCATACACGGGCCTGCATCGCCGTCAGGGATTCGATCGTGTGGTCGGAGACGGAGGGGCGCGGTGGGCGCGGGGGAGCGCCGGCCACGCCGCAGGCCTTGTGCGCCCAGCCCTCGCCCGTGTCGACGATGCTGTCCGACGGGCCGATGGCTCTGCCGCAAATGGGGCAGGTCACCGCCCCACCGCCCTTCCCGCCGCAAACGTCCGCCTTCTCCGGCGCGAGCGGAACGCGGCCGTCGCGCCAGCCACTGCCCAGGCGGCGGCGAGGCACCCGCCGATGACAAGCAGGATGCTCATGCCGAAGCCTCCTGTGCAACGTGGCCGTCCTCGATGAGCCATTCGTAATGGCGGCGACACCAAGGCTCTCCATTGATCTCGACGACGACCGGCAGCGGACACCGCGCCATTCCCTCGGCCGTGCACACACGGCGCATCTCGGCGGAAAAGAATCGCTCGCCCTCGCCCGTCGGCTCCACCGTCGTGAACTCGAAGCCGAGCTTCAAACCGAGCACCGCCCACGCCGCATTGGCGCGGGCCTGTGTTCCCGATGGGTGGCCGGCAACCGCCGCACGCTTCAGGTAGTCGAGGTCGGCGGGGGACAGGACGAAGCGCTTGCGGGTCATAGCCACACGATCGCCGCGATGGCGCCTAGAAACAGCGGCGCGTGCCAGCGCCAGTAGGTTCTAAAGCAGGTCTCCATAGCTACCTCCCCGTGTCAGGTAATCGCGTCCGCCGGGTCTGACCGGCGGCTGTTGGTGTTCGCGGGCATCACCCGCGCCCGCATCGCCTCCACGAACTGCCGCCAGGTCTCATCGCTCGGCGGTCGGCGACATCCCGCGTCCTTGGCGTACTTCGCGCGCTGCTCTGCGGTTGCGGCCTCCAGCATCCGGATCACGTCGGCGTTGGCTTCTGGGTCCACGCCCAGCGGCGTCACCCGAATCAGCCGGTTCACCTTCTCAAGACGGGCCTGCACCTCGTACGCGCGGGCGATGGCGTCCACGTGACGATTGGTTGTCACCGGCTGCCCCACACCATCGATGACATCGAGACGTTCGGGATCCGCTTCGTCCGTCCCGGGTCGGCGGGCGGCGGCGCCGGCTCAGTCTCGGGTACTGCGGCCAAGCACAAACAGCAAAAGTTCTCGGCCCAGTCCTTCGGGCTGACGACCTCAGAACGCAGGATGCGCATCTGACACCCGTCACAGTGGACCGTGTCATCGTCCCCGTCCTCCTCCGTCCGGCACGCTTCGCACAGCGGGTCACCGTCGGGCTTGTCGTCGTGGGTCCGCGTGGCGATGACGGCGCAGAGGACGAAGATGAAGAGCT